ACAGATTTAAGGTGTTCAAGGGTCTTCTCCAATCCACTATTTTTTGTTGTCATCAGAGGGTTATCCATGATGCCAGTCAATGACACCCCAAGCAACCGCTCTTCTTCTGTGTTCTTCTGCCAAATCTTACGCAAGTATGGAAACTTGGTATGCGTAGACTGGATAGTGCCAAGGATCGTTGCAATACGAACCTTACGCTCTAGTGTCTCCAAAGTGTCAGTGGCACGTACCACACACTCCGTTAAGTTGCAAAATTGGTACGGTCGTAAAATAATCTCGCTGCAAGGATTCGTACCAAACTCGTAGTTTACATCACGTCGTCCGTTTTGTCCAGCTTGTTTTTTAGATGCTTGGCGATTAAAAATACCACGTTCACCTGAGCCGCTTTCCACTAGGGCCATCCACTCCCGCATAAACGACAAGCTATCTGGCTTTTCCGTATAGGACACAGAGTTGTTAGCCAACGCACGTTGTGGTTCGTTTTCCCACCATGCACCAGACTTAGCTGAACGCATACGATCATCAGAGAGGTTAGACAAAGAAATCATAGCAGAGCGACGAACACCGCCTACAACCACTACTTCCCCGATCTTACACATAATGTCGTGACACTCAATAGACGACAGCTTACGACCCTTAGCGTCTGTGAACTTACGTACCACAAAGTTAAACAGATCGACCAGAGGTGCTGGACCTGATGCACGGCCCCCGAAGGTCTTTAGTTTAGCGCCAGCAGGTCGTACCTTAGATACATCCCACTTGGGAACCTCACCGCTATAGAGCAGTGCGATAACTTGACGCAGAGCCTTGGCCCAACCCTCTTTGCTATCTTTGACAACAACAGTCGTGTCGCTGTTAAACATGGCCGCTGGCACTTCTGGTAGCTTACTGATGAACTGACGCTCTACAGAGAAACCTACGCCTGTGCCACACAACAAGATAAACATGGCTTCGTCGAAGGACTTAACGTCATCTACAGGCATGTAGCTACAGTTGTAACCTGCTGTGTTGTCACGGTTAAAAGCAGTACCCGCTGTCATCAAAGCCCGCATAGAAGGCATAACAGACAAGTCCATGATAGCAAAACGTAGTTCGTCTGCGTCACTTTCTGACATCTTGCCGTCAACTAAGTTGTTGATGTAGCGGTCTACTGTCTCACTCCAAGTCTCACGGCGACCTTCTTTGTCCAGCCACCGTGCATAACGAGACTTGTGAATAAAAGATTGGTAGTCGGTAGGAAGGTAGTTGCTAGTCATTCTTGTTCTTTCCTCGTTGCTGTTTGTCTTCTTCAAGCCAGACCATTCGATCAATGTCTGCTCGGTTAATTCCAATATCTCGTAGCTCTTTGTCTGTCAACATGTTTAGTTGTTTGATAGCATTACGGTGTGTACGCCATGTAGCTAGGTAGTTCATGTATCGCCAGAACCAACTCATCGGTTATCTCCACTTCCCTTAATTACACCACGTCTGACACGATCATTTAGTTTGTCCATATTAACTTGCATCACCTCCTCTAGGTTGCTTTGGAAGTAGTTTGCTAGGGCGGTGGCGTAGAACACAACATCCCCAAGCTCTTTGACAAGTTCTTTTTGACTTACCTTACTGTCGTCTCGCAAATACTTCTTGACTTTCTCTGCGACCTCTCCAGCTTCCCCTACTAGGCCAAGGGTATTCTCGACCAGCCTAGTGTCGCCCTTAGTGACGATCTTGTCCTCAACCCAAGCAGAATATGACATCGGTGTAATGTTCATCAGCTTAAAGGCATCTATGTCCTCTTGAGTAATCATAATGTTCTCCCATAAAACTCTGTTGTTGTGGTTGGATCAAGGTAGGCATCAAAGAGATACCAAGCGCAGTTATCCTTACCTACACTCTTGCTACCCTCGATCCACTTGACCCTACCCACGCTTACTACCTTAGCGCAATAGGTCATATAAACCGCCGATTGTTTAGTGTGCATCCAGTCTGCATCAAACAAGAACCATGTTGGACATATTTGCATCCAATGTTCTATGAACGGGTGCAGTATTTTTCTATCCCAAGGCGGGTTAGTGATACAGTAGTCAACTACTCCCTTCCCACCAACGTCAAGAACAAGACCGTCATGGCGAAATACGTCAGGATGTCGTGGGTCAATGTCGCAAGCATATAAGCACTCCCCATGTCCATCTGTTAGATCTTTAATATGACTTATTAGTCGCCCGTCTCCCGCACACGGCTCTACATAATCAAATGCGTAAGGTAAGTGCGGGATCAGGGGTTCTACCGCAGCGATTGGAGTGGGGTAATAGTCTCGTTCAACTCTTTCGTAGTTGCTTCTTTTTCCCATTCACCCACTCCTCTGGAATAAGTTTATCAGCATACATAAAGCCATGTTTTTCACACCAGTCTCCATAAGATGTTTTCGATCCTTTTGTGATCTTGGCCCTACTATTACTAAACACAAACCTAATGTCAAGCTCAGGGTGCTGCTTCTTGACTAGCAGATGTTTCTTTCTGTCAGCAGCGACAAAACGTCCCTTGGACTCAATTATGATGCCGTTGGGAAGTTCAAAATCAGGTGTGTAGGTTCTGGTCTCATGCACCTCATACTTGATCTTGAACTCCTCATACTTAAACAAGACAGACAGAGACTTTAGTTGCTCAGAGATACGATCCTCTAGTCCCGATCTGTACCCGTATTTTCTGCCCCTTTCGGCGGCTCCCACATCTCGTTTTCGTACCGTCTTAGCCAAAGCAGTCTCCCATTCTCAATAATACGGTCTAAGTTACCATCGTATGCCTTAAAGACAGCATCCCAGAGTTCGTCCTCGTCTTTACAATCAGTCAAGAGCTTCTCCGCCTTCTTAGGGCCAATGCCATGAAGGCCTTTGATGTTATCGGCAGCATCGCCAGTAAGTAGTTGGGTGTAGAAGAACAACGTACCCTCAAACTCACTCACCTTCGACCAAGTGCTTTTACCAAAGTTAAAGTGCCAGCAAGGTAGCTGTAACATGTCCTTATCAATAGAGGCCACCACACACTTGTAGTCCTGTGCAGCAGCCTCCTTTGCGATAAGATCATCAGCTTCTTCGTTGTCACTAACGATAGCATCATACATTTCTACCATGTGATCACGGGCAACACCAAGGTGGATGGGCTTTTCTGTCGCAGCCCTGTTTCCCTTGTAAGGATACGACTTGGCGATGTCGAACCTAAAGTTAGTCTTGCCCGTCAGGTAAACTATGTAGTCACTCTTGGAAGGAAAAGGAAGGTCAATGGTTTGCTCTAAGATAGACTCTACAAGCTCCACAACCTTACTTTTCGCATCCTGTGGGTAAAGGTCTTGAGTGGCAAAGGCTGCTCGGTAGGCGATGATGTCACCGTCGATTAGAACCTTGCCCTTGCTCATTAGAAGAGACCAAACGTGACAGAGCCATCGTCTTTCTCAAAGCCTACGTTCACAACGTAGCTAAAGCCCATGCCTCGAACTGCGTCTGTGAGTTGTTGGGCTAAGGTCTGTAGGTCTTCTACACCGTCTCGAACAGATGTAAAAGAGCCTTCGAACCCATCCTCTTCCTCGTCAAAGTAACCTGTGATCTCAATACGCATTTCTTTATCCTACCATGAACAGTTCGTCGTCTGCACTTACAGATGCGTTATCTTCCCATGCAACATGGTCTGTTACACCAAGCGCAATCAAACGTAGGCCAGCACCGTTAGAGTACGTCTCGAACTTTACCTTAGCCTTAGTGCCATTTCCTAGTGAACCGTCTTCTTCAAACGACCACCAAGATTTGTTCTCAACTCCGTTTGTCAGATTGACCACCTTTGGTGATCCACCGAAGTCTACCTCGGTTGGGTTACCTTTCTTGTCGGTGAAAGTCATAACATGATCGTGCATTCGAGCCAGTTTGATATACTTGCCGATACCGAAGTCATTACCCTCTTTGACACGTTTGTTGCCCATCGGCATCGGGTCCATGCCACCCTCAAGAAGTTCTGTGATCTGATCTTCGTTGGTAAAGTAAGCGTTAACAACGTATTGTCCGTTGTGTCGTGCTGCTTTCTTTGCTGCGTTGTTTAGGTCGCTGCCCATGTCACGGTTCTCTGCGAATACTTTTGCATACTCAAGAACCATATCCATTGTGTGTTTAGCCATAGTCGGGTCTTCCTTTTGTTTAAGCTGTAGGGTTTACAGCGCTTGGTTGGTAATATACTATAGGGACATTTTTTCGAATCTTAGACACTAATCCTCACATTTATTTTGCTTCCTAGTGAATATCTGCGTATGTGTTGCCGAATTGCACATCTGTCCCCAAGGGTACGTTGAGGTCTACCTCATGGTTTACGTTGTTAATGCTCATTTGCATAATGTTCTCAGCCTTGTCTTCGTCTCCCTTCTTAGTCAGAACAATGATCTCATCGTGGAATTGACCGATAGTCTGTAGGCCCATACCACGACATTCCTTAACCCACTGGTCAAAGCAGTAGACGCCTGTACTCTGGTTAAGAGTGCTAAAGCGATCCTTGTCACTGCGTAGGCTATGCCAGAAGCCAGACACAGGGTTCTTTAGCCACATTCCCCCGAACAACTCCCGTGTCTGTAGCCGTGACGCTACCTTCTCAATGGCCCAGTTACGTGACCAGAAGGCGTTCAGTAGGGTCTTAGCCTCAGCAGGTGTCATACCTGTCTCACGGGCCAGCTTAGGCGCTCCTACGCCATACGTGGCGCTGTAATTCACTACTTTGTAGTTCTTACGCAGAGCCTTGAGTGACCGTTCACCTGAGTTGTGCTTGTTGATGTCATCTTGTGTGATAACACCAGCGTGTAGTGCCAAGTCTAGGTGAGGGTCAAAACCTTCCCTACTCATTTCCTCTACGTACTCAGGGTCCAGTGGCTTCATGTAGTGCCGCTTGGTTGTGTCCTCTAGTGATGTCATGTCAGCACCAGCTAAGACGTAACCGTCAGGACACTTTAGGCAACCACGGATCACGTCACCGTATGGCTTGTCTACGCTTGGTAGGTTCACCAATGGGCGAAAGTGCTTGAAGCGGAAGGTGTTCGTTAGGCCAGCAACACTAGCCTCTAGCCACCCATCATTGTGACACTCTAAGAAACTTTTTAGGATGCCAGCTCTGTGAGTAAGAACGGTAAGGCCATCAAGCAGATCAACAGCAGGGTCAGCAGAAGAAAGGTCACGAACACTTTGACAAAGCTCACTGCCTTTTCGTACTTGTTCAATTCGTCGCTCCTCTCCTGTTTTCTTGTCCCGCAAGAACTTGTATGTACGTGGCTTCCACCCTAGTGAGTAGAGCCAATCTTTTACTTGGTCGTTGCTGTTGGGGTTACCCCGTTCTTCTCCCGTCTTAACCTTTAGGCTCTTCGTGGTGACAGACTGAAAGTGTTGCTTGCAAAGTGCTACCCACTTCTCCCCGTGAGAGGACAAAGACCCATCCTTCTTGTGCATGACCTTTGGTTGGGTCGCCACACGCTCCAGAATGCGCTTAGGCATAGCATCAGCAAGCTGCTCTACCTTCTCAGTCTTGAGGGCCATGATCTCGTCGTAGGCAGCTTGTGCTTTATCTACGTCAAGTTTCCATTGCAGCTCCTCTTGCTCACGGGCGCAGTCTAGTTTGAACGACAGGTAGTCGATCAGCTTGAACTTTTCCGCAGGGTCTTGGTACAGCTTGTTTAGCTTCATGTCCAAATCCCGCCACAGACGGTTGTTGATCTTAACGTCCTCATCGCACCTGTGGGCATACTCTTCTGGTGTCAGGGTGTTCCAGTCCTTAATGACAGGCTTAGGCACCCCATAGTCCTCTCCGTAGCCCTCAAGGCCATGCTTAGGTCGTTGGTGGTTGAGATACCAAGATAGAGCCAAGGTGTCGATCAGACGTGCTGTAACTTTGATACCAAGCACACGTTCCACTGCGGGGATGTCGAAGCGGATAATGTTGTGGCCTACCAGCGTTTCACTGTTGAGCAAAACATACCGCATCTCATCATAGTCGTGGGTATGCTTAACTTCGCCCATATCGTTAGACCACGACATGACATGAATCTTGGTCAACTTGTCTAATAGACCATCGGTTTCAATGTCGAATACTGTTGTCATAGTGTCTCCTTAAATAATCTAGGGCCTTTGTTACACCCCTTATGTCGTCTCCAAGCTGACCTATACCAGCATTGCAGTATCTGCATATCCACCCCCTAAAACTGTACGTTGTATGGCAGTGGTCCAAAACTATATCATCAGACTTTTTTCCACAGCACTCACAAATATCTGTCTTAAAGGGGGCCTCCCTTTTTAACTGTTTCCTCAGTTTGACTTGCTCATTTATGCACTCCCTGCATCTGCCATCGTGGTTATCTTTATGTCCCCTGTGCTTAGAAAACTCTTTGTAAAACTTGTACTCTCCACAGACTATACAAACTTTACCTTCACCTAGTTTCGGTGGGGGTTTTACCTCATTGCCGAAAAGATCGTAATCCAAACCTACACCTCGCTTAGTGTAAATGTTTCAGAGTTAAACCGCATCATACCTGCGTTGCCTTCCTCAGAGCATGGACGGTTCTTCTCAATAGATAGGTACGTTGTGTTACGTTCCTGTAGATCGTCAGATTCCTTGTCACGCTTGAGGTCAATGATAACTGATGCACGTTGCCCGATCATACGACAATACTTCATCTGTCCATCGTCGTTGGTGTGGGCAATAGTCACAATGCCTACGTTCAACTCAGCAGACAGCTTAGACAAACGCACTGACAAGTCAGCCAACATCTGTTCCTTGCTTTCTTCTGACGACCCAACAAGAACATCTTGGATAGGCTCAAAGAACACAAACTTAACACCACAGGCCACAGCAAAGTAACGTATCTGGTCGATCAGGTCGTCAGCCCCCTGTCCGTCACTCATGTAGAACTGATAGAAGTTCTCATCAGCAGTTAGCTTACCGATAGCACCTACGACTTGCTCCTCAGCACCCTTCTCTTCAATCAGATCACGTCGGGTCAGGTTGTCACTACATTCGTATGACACAAGTCCAAGCAATGACCGTAGCTTAGTCTCTTCCAAGTGCCATGCTGCGATAGGAACCTTGCGCTGCAACATATTGTATTCCAAGAACCGCATGACCTCAGTCTTACCGATACCTGTGGGTGCCTTGATGACAGTAAAGTGACCTTGCATCAGACCCAAGATTTTGTCGTCTAGGTCTTGAATGCCAGTCTCTACATACTGGTGGTTAGGCGTATCCTGATACAGCTTAAGAAACTGGTCAGCAGTGTTAAGGATGTTCTCAGGTGTGTACTTCTTAGCATTCCACCAAGCACTCTTAAACTCAGCCGCAGCGTTAGCCTTAAGAAACTCGTTAGCATCTTTGTGCTTGCTATGATCTACACGGTAGACCTTGTTAGGGAACAGCTTTGCGATCTTAGCTGCGATCTCATTACCAGCTTCGTCGTTATCAATCGACAGGACGATCTGTTCAAATGAGTTTACCCAATCAAAGCACTTGTCCCAGAGCTTCTTAGAAGGCGTAGCAGAGGGTAACGACACAACAGGGTTGATGTAGCTGCCCTTAAGCATCTGTGCCACTGACAGGGCGTCTAGTTCACCCTCAGTGATGGT